GCAGCGCCTCCTCGACCATGGGCCGAAGCTGACTGCTTGCCTGGTTGTATCGGGCCATCAGGCCGTCAATGCCCTGGATCTCAATTCTTGACATTCTGGCCCCTCACGCTGTATCGGCTCTTGGTCGCGCTCGCGCGCACGCGGATCTCCCGGCCCCGGTTCAGGTACCCGTCCACCGTGCGCACCCTGTGCGCGATCCCCTTCCAGATCAGCAGGTCATCCTCAAGGATCACCCGCGCGCGCATCGTAAACGTGCGCATGTGCTCGATGCCGGCGCTCTCCGCCGTGGCGTATTCCGCCGGGCTTTCGTCGCGCACCTCGCAGCTCGTTTCGCCGATCTTCTCGTATTCGTCCTCGCCGTAGCCGCCCGCGTCTCCGCTGTCCTGCGGCCTGCGCAGGATCTCGACGCGGTGCCTGTACTTTGCTCTGCTCATAGCAGCCCTCCTCAAGGTCAGCGTCAGCTGACTAGACCGTGCAAACAGGTTTCCTGTTTGCCGGGCGTAGCCTCCTCCTGTTACAGGAGGAGGCCGCCAATAACGTGCGAATCGTCCCAGAAGCTCGACGCCATCTCCGTGTCGCGCAGGCGCAGCACATAGGCGTCCATCATCGCCATAAAGCCGTCGATCTTCAGGAAGCGGTTCTTTTTCGTGGGCATCCAGTTCTCTTTTTCAAGATCAAAAAAGTCCGACCTCAGCCGGACGTTTCTCAGATACCATTGGAACATCTCATCCCGATCCCACGTCACGTTGCCGTCGATGAGCTGCTCTTTGAAGCTCTTCATCGGCGCGTTCAGTGTCAGCGGGCCCTGGCGCACGTCTTCCAGCAGGAAGCCCTCTGCGCGCAGCGCGCTCTGCAGCTCCATGGAGTTGTACGGGTCAAAGCCGATTTTCTTGATCTCAAACTGCCCGCGCATCTCCTTGAACCAGTCCACCATCGGGTGATACTTGACGTACTCGCCAGGCACAACCGTGAGCCAGCCGCGCCGGATCCATTCATCCCAGTCCTTTTCCTCGCGGCCGTTGCCCCTGCGGATCTTCGCCTCGGGCACCCAGCTGTGGTGCTTCACGCCGATCCGACCGTCCGGCAACTCGATCACCAGCGCCGCCGCCGTGAAGTCCTCCGACTTGGACAGGTCAAACCCGCCCCAGGCATACGGTCGCAACAGGCTCAGTTCCATCGGCGCGCGGTCATTGCGCCGGATCGTGTCCAGATCCACATATACCGCCTCGGGCGGCGTCGCAAACCGGTTGAGCTGCTTGGTCACAAAGTCCACGCGCTCGCGCGGGCTGCGCTGGCTTCTGGCCCAGTCGTCCAGCAGATCCTCGATGTCCAGCAGCGCACCCAGGCTCGGATTGGCCATGATCCAATACTGCGGATCGTCGTAGGGCAGATCCGGATCAATCTCGTAAATGATCGGCAGGTACCGGTCAATACAGCGCTCGTCAATCTCCGGATCGCGGTCAAGGATCTTCTTGGCGAATCCGTAATGATACACCATCGGGCCGTCCTGCACCGTGCCGGCCGTGCCCGTGTACCACATCAGCGGCTGCTTGCGCTTCTTCATCGGGCGCAGCAGCTGGTTGATCTGGTCGAAGGATCTCTCTCCCTCAAGCTCATCCTTGATCACGAAATACGGGCGCAGGCCGTCCAGCGCATCCGGATTGTTGGCCAGGTACGTCACCGTCACGTTCAGCTGCTCATACCAGGTTTCCGCCTGTCTGAGCTTCAGCTGCTGCCTGAGGATCGGGCTCATGCGCATCTGCTTGTAAAAATCCATGTAGCAGCGCTTGGCCTGTTCCTTATTGTTGGCGGCGAAGTAATTCTCAGCGCCTTTGTCCGTGCCCTTGGTGGACATGTAGCCCGCCTTGCCGGAGTTGCGCGCCGTCTTGCCGTTGCCTCGGGCAACCTCCTCGAACACTTCGCGGTATCGCCGGTACCCGGTTTCCCGGTCGATCCAGCCGAACGCCTGGCAGTCCACAAACTCCTGCCACGGCAGAAATTTAAAGCTGTCGTACTCGCCGGCCGTCGGCGTCAGGAAGCTCTCGCAGAACCGGATCGGCCTGCGGCCCAGATCCAGATCAAAGCAATACCGCCAGCCGCGCTCCGCACGCTTCAGATCGTCCAGGAAGTGCCCGGCCTGCTGCTTGATCGTTTTCGGTGCCAGGATCTTGCCGCCCAAAACGTCCTCTGCGTATTTGTAGGCGGCGCTTTTCATGATTTCCTTGGGCGTCGATCCGCACATCAGTCATCACCGCCATCCCCTGTGAGGGAGGGCGTCCGCTCATCAAAGGCCGCCCAGGCGTCGTCTGCCGCAGCAGATGCGCCGTCGTCCTCGCGCTGGGGCTTATTCTCCTCGGGCCTGCCGCGCTTTTTCTGCGGCGTCAGCAGCAGCCCGTCCAGGATCCTGCGCCGCGCGTCCTCTGCGGCCTGCTTGTTTTTGATGATCGCGGCGATCCGCTTTTCGTCCGCTTCGCCGCTGCGCACAAGCGTGTGCAGTTCATCCTGCATCTCATTGATCGCAGTTGTCCATTGCGCGGCGTCCCTCAGCTGCAGCGCGGCGATGAAATCGGCCTGCCCCCGGCTTTCCAGCGCCATCATCGCCTGATCATACAGGAATACAGCCGCCTCATCGCCGATCCCGCGCAGCATCACCTGCCGCGTATCCTCCGGCGTCAGCTCCCGGGCCTCTTTCCGTCTCGCCACTTTATCACCTCACAATTGTTCAAACCGAACGCCCAGCAGCTGCGCAGCCGTGGGCGGCTTTTCCTTCTTCTGCTTTGAGAATTTCTCCGGGTGCGCATCGTCGTGGCACTTGTCGCACAGGCTCACCAGGTTGGAAAGCTCAAGTTCAAGCTCCGGGTATTCCTTGCGCGGCTTGATATGGTGCACCATCGTCGCCAGCACCGGCAGCCTTCGCCCGTAGCGGTCGATGGTGTATCGCCTCGCCCGCCTGCACCACACGCACTGCCCAAGATCCCGATCCAGCGCCTGCTGCCTGGCAGACAGCCATCTGCTTGTCCCGTAAAACGGATCCCGCTCTTTCTCGTATCGCATGTATCTCCCATATGAAGATCGGCCAGCAGCCGACAAAAAAGGCGGCGCCTGCTTGGCGTCGCCTCGTTTCAAATTTCGCTGAGCCTATACTATCACACCCCTTGCGCGTTCGTAAGGGTTCGAAGGGGTTCGTTAGTGTCCGAAGGGGTTCGGGAGGGTTCGCACCGGCACGCAGCAGCACGCAGCGGCACGCAGCGGCTCACAGCGGCACGCAGCGGCTCATAGCGGCTCACCTGCGCTCAAACGCTTGACAAATCGCTCTGCAAGCGTTCCATCGTTTTCCCGGTATCGTTCCATGGCCTTCCGATATGCCGCGCTCTCGCCGATCGGCGACGGTGCAGCATCCAACTCTGCGCGCGCACGGGCATACAGCCCGCGCACCGCACTCTCGCTCTTGTGCAGCGCGCCAGCTGCCTGGCGCACCGTCTTGCCCTGGATCATCCGGGCATACATCACCGACGCCGCATCCACGCCCAGGCTTGCCAGAGCTTCCCCTGCGTAAAACATTTCCAGCGTGTACATTTCCTCGCGTGCCTCAAGCGCAAGCTCAACCTCTTTCGCCTTGCGCGCATACGTGCCCGCCTTGTCGCTGACGTCGCTGCTTCTACCGCCTCCGCCGGACATGCTGCCCGTGATCCGCGTCGCCGTATCCAGCGCGATCTGCTTTTTCAGTTTCAGCTTGGCCACATCATCGCCGTATCGGCGGCACTGCCGCAGCACATCCATCCCCGTCATCGTTTTCCCTTCCCTCTTCTCACAGCTTATTTGGATCCGTATCCGGATACACGTGATCCAGCGCCAGGTCGCGGTATACGCAGCTGGCCGTCTTGTAGCTCTCCGGCGGGCACAGCTCATCAATTGCCTTGCGCAGCGGGCATCGCTTGATGTCCGCCCGATCCTTCACGCACAGCATGCACTCCGCGCGCATCGCGTAGCCGATCACCACGGCCAGCGTGTCCGCGCGCAC